CTTCTTTGCTCAACATCTTTTCAATGCGTTCCCAATCTTTAGGACCTCCCACGACTGGCAATCCTGGGTATTTTCTTTTTAGTTTCTTTAACGCGTTTTGATCTTGCTGCGTCATTGTGTAACCGCCTCTAATTTCCAATTCTTGCAAGGTCTTTGGCTTATATAATAATAAGCACCAGAATCAGATAAGCGATATTCTTTTAACATTTCTTTTGCGTATTTACGCCCTTGATTAAATTGGTCTACTGTTTCAAGGTTTCCAAAGTCGTCTTTTCTATTAATATAAATCATTATTTACCCCTTATTAATTTTAATTTATGCCCTTGTTGTTCTAGGCGTTTAAATTTATCTTGCATGGTTGCAAGGCATGGACCCTTAAAGGCTATAAAACCTTTAAGAGTTCCGTTATTTATTATTATCTGGTATTTCATTAGGCCACCTTTTTAGTTATTGCTTCTATTAAATCATCTTGTAATTTATATGCTTTTTGAAGCTCCTCTGTTAGCTTGTATATAAGTTCTCTTGCTGTTGAGGTGTCGCTGTAGTCATATTTTTTAATTTCGTTTAGATCTAATCTCATTTATGCCACCTCTTTAGATTTAAAAGATAAAATTACATTAGCCATAAAGGAAAAGTAATTTTCAATCACCTTATCTTTTAATGCCTCGCTAGGATTGTTATCTATTGAACCCATATCAACAGCTAACTCAATAATATCAAAATGTGTATATGGAATATTTATAGCTAAGCCACTCAACCACTCAGTCATAGCTCTATGTTCTCCCATTCTTTCAATTTGAAAGCCGTACTCATTGCCGAACCTATCAAAAAGATAATTAATCTTTTCATCGTCTGATAAATTCTTTCCTATTAGCTCGTCCTCTGTTTCTAAACAATCAAGAATATAATTCTTGTAGTTCTTTTTATATTGTGTGTGATGTACTTTGTTCATAGTTTTTCTCCGTATCGCTTCGCATTATTGCTCAGCTTCTACCACGAAAAGCCACAAAAAGTGGCTTAGGTGGTTGGGGGTTGGGTTAGTTAATTATTTTTCCCCCATAAATTGTTTAGCTAAGTCAGACTCACAACCCTTATAAAAAGGTATAGCCTGGATTCTTACTTTAGAGCATCCCTCTGCTTCGTAAAGGTCTGCTATTCTGTCCGCCATTTCTTTATTAGTAATGACTTGGCCCATGCACTCTGTTTGCAAAATACTTTCCTGTAAATATTCTGGTTTCTTTTTGTCCTCTGGTTTAACTCCCCAAATAACATACTCTGTATATTGTGTATTCATAGTTTTTTTCTCCGTAAATGCTAGATAATTAAACCTAGTAATTATTAATATACTCTATCATACGCAAATTGCAACACTTTAACGCATAAAAATATAATTAATTTAATTAATACTATTCAAAACAAGATAAAAAAAGCATAAACATACTATAATTAAACGGATTATGGGTAAAATGCCAAGCGGAAAGCCAGGACGCAAAAAGATTATTATTGATGCTGAACAAGTAGAGATGTTAGCATCTCAAGGCTTGGGAATCATGGATATATGTAGAACACTTGGTATTGGGTGGGACACATTCAACAAGAACAGAAAAAGAAAAAAGGAAATCTCGGACGCATTAGAGAAAGGAAAAGCAAAAGGAATGAAAGTAGCAACATTCAAATTAATGGAACAAATACACGAGGGCAACTTTCAAGCAATACAATTTTACTTAAAGAATAGATCACCAGATGAATGGAGCGACCGCCAAGAAGTAAAACATACGCTCAACCTTAAAGACGCACTCACGCATGCAAGCAATAGAATAATCCAAGGCGAAACAATAGAACATGAAACGCTTAATCTAAAAGATGCTAAAGACTAACGCCAGAACGCGTTCACGCGTACGCGCATTCATGCACGATAGAATAAAAGGTTGTGCGTTCTTGCATGGACTCACGCGTTCATGCGTTCATGCATGGCTTAACAGCAACGCATACAGCGATAGTAGACACTTACTTACATAATGTTAGTTAGTACTCACTATCATTTAGACCCCCCTTTGCGTATGCGTGGGTGGTATGTATATATATACATTGTGGAATAATTTTTTGTAGGTAATTTTAATGAAATATAAACCAGAAGAAGAAAAACTATTAATGACTGAGCTTTGGTCACCAGTAATCAAAGACAATCCATTAAACTTCGTCAAATTCGCCTTTCCATGGGGAATGAAGGACACCCCCCTCGAAGACTTTAAAGGACCAAGGAAGTGGCAGGAAAAAATTTTGAGAGAAATGACAATACACATTCAACGTAATGGTGTTAAAGATTTACCAGAGATGTTTAGAATGGCAGTTGCTTCAGGTCGTGGTATTGGTAAATCAGCTTTGGTTGCTTGGATTATTCTTTGGATGTTATCAACAAGGTTAGGATCAACAGTAATTGTTACTGCTAACACCGAACAACAGTTAAGAAGTAGAACATGGGCAGAGCTAGGTAAATGGCTCACGCTATCTATTAATTCTCATTGGTGGTCAAAGACTGCTACAACCATAAAACCAGCACCATGGTTTGATGAGGCTTTAGAGCGAGACTTAAAAATAGATACTGGTTATTATTATGCCCAAGCACAGTTATGGAGCGAGGAAAACCCAGATGCGTTTGCAGGCATCCATTCATCTTACGGCGTATGCCTGATTATGGATGAAGCATCAGGTATTCCTTCTCCTATTTATTCAGTCAGCGAGGGTTTCTTCTCCGAACCCACGCCTAACAGATTTTGGTTTACTTTCTCCAACCCACGCAGGAATCAAGGACCTTTCTACGATTCCTTCCACAGCGCAAAACCATTCTGGAAGAACGAGCAGATCGACTCACGCACGGTTGAAGGCACGGACAAGGAACTCTTCAACAAGATGATTGAGCAGTACGGCGAAGATTCTACCGTTGCGCGCGTGGAGGTGATGGGCGAGTTCCCATCCGCGGATGATGATACTGTTATACCAATGGAACTAATTAAAAGCGCAGTCGATAGAGATGTCTCCCTCGCCGCAAGCGAGCCTATCGTTTGGGGTGTTGATGTTGCTAGGTTTGGTGGAGATAGCTCAGCCCTATGCGTGCGTCAAGGAAACCATGTGATTGAAATACAATCATTTGCTTCTATGGATTTGATGCAGTTTTGTGGCGTGATAAAAAATCGTTATGACGACTGCACCGCAATCGAGCGACCACAAGAAATATTGGTTGATGTTATTGGTTTAGGCGCTGGCGTAGTTGATAGACTCGCCGAGCAGAACTTACCTGTGCGTGGCGTGAATGTTGCCGAAGCACCTGCTACGAAAAAAAATTATTTAAACTTGCGTGCGGAGTTGTGGTTTGCTATTAAAGATTGGTTAGCACATAGAGATTGTAGATTACCAGATGATAGTGAGTTAGAAGCTGAATTAGCTTCCCCCTTATATAAATATACTTCTAGTGGTAAAATAAAAATAGAAAGTAAAGACGAGATGCGCAAAAGAGGTATTAAGTCTCCAGATAAAGCAGATGCGCTTGCATTAACAATGGCAAGTTCAGCTGCAAGTTTTAGTGGAAGTGGTAGTCAATTCGGCTATAATTTCAGACAACCTCTTAAATCAAGAATAATTAGAGTAGGATAAATGGATTATAAAATTGAAGATTTGATAAAAATGATGAACATACAAAATATGGGAACATTATATCAAAACAAAGATTTGCCTTTTGTAGACAGAGTTATTAATCCACAAGATTATCCAACCCCAAGTATTTTAGATGAAGGTGGTAGGATGCAAACACACTTTATGTCTGCTACGCCAGATAGAGAAGGTAATTGGTTTGCTTATCCAAACATAATTTTTGAAGATGGTAATTATAAAAAGTTAGACCTAAATGAAGATCAAGCTTTAGAATATGCAAAGAAATCTGGCAACATTATTTCTTTTGGTAAAAATAAAAACGCTGCAATAGATTTTTCAAAAAATTATAAACCAGAAGAGTTTAAAGAATATTACAAAGGACTTTTACAGGAATAAAGTATGGCAAAGAAATATAAAGAAGAAGAAATCATGGCCGCAGTACAAGAAGAAGGCGATATGAACGACTTAGTGGGCGTGATTAAATCCGAGATGGATGATGCCAAAGACTTCATACATCAAGTAGGCGCAGAAAGAGCTGAATCAACAGAATACTACCTTGGTACAGAGCCAGAAGGAACTAGCTCCTTGCAATCAGAGTTTGTATCTACAGATGTGCGAGAAAGTGTTTTGTTTATGTTGCCATCCATTATGCGTACTTTTTTTGGTACTAAGAAGATTGTAGAGTTTGTACCTAAAGGACCAGAAGATATTCAGTTAGCAGAACAACAAACAGATTATATTAATTATTTAATCAGAGAAAAGAATCCTGGCTTCCAAGTTTTATATGATGTGTTCAAAGATGCGTTAGTAAGAAAAACTGGTTTTATTAAGGTTTTTTGGGATGACAGCGTAACTGCATCCACGCACGAATACACGAATATAGATCCACAATCCTACCAAGCATTAATCCTTGATAAGAATGTAGAAGTCGTAGAAGAATCAGTCACCAACGAAACCATTATTACTTTTGACCCTGTAAGCCAAGAAGAGGTTACTCAAGAAATACCAGCAAGTTATGACCTAACCATTAGAAGATTAAAACCAAAAGACCAAGTATGTATTGAGTCTGTACCACCAGAAGAAATATTAATCTCAAGACACGCACGCGACATAGAAACTGCTTCTTACGTTGCTCATAGAATGATTAAGTCAGTCTCTGATCTGGTTGCTATGGGTTACGACCAAGAAGAGATAGAGCAGTATGCAGGTTATGGCGGTAGCGCACTTGACCCAGAAAGCTACGAAGAACAAGAAGCAAGAAACCCATTTGATAACATGGTATACCCAGATAGAAACGATGCTGGTGGTAAAGATGTTTTATACGTTGAGCATTACCTATACTATGATTTTGACGGTGATGGTATTGATGAACGAATCAGAGTCTGCACAGCAGGTAATGGTTTAGAAGTTCTCAATGTAGAACCTTGGGATGAACTACCAATATGTATGTTCTGTCCTGACCCAGAGCCACACACAGCAATAGGATCTTGTCCTGCTGATTACTTAAAACCAATCCAAGCAGCTAAATCACAAATTATGCGTGATACCTTGGATTCATTAGGACATTCTATTTT